ATGGATGAATTAAAAGAAGAGAAAATTGATGAGCATTCCGAAGATTTGGAAGTCGAAAGTGAAGAGAAAAGTCGGGGCAAAAAAATAGAGGTCGACGAGGAGCATCTTCCGTCTCGGGCGATGGCGATTCATGAGCACATTCGCCAGGATGGTGAAAAAGAGATGGAACGCGATGCGATGGCCCTCTTCTGGTCGGCTATTGCCGCGGGATTATCGATGGGCGCGTCTCTGCTGGCGAAAGGGATTTTCCACGTACAGCTTGACGGCGTGCCTGGCGCTTTTTTGGTGGAAAACCTCGGCTACACCTTTGGTTTTATTATCGTCATTATGGCGCGTCAGCAGCTCTTTACCGAAAACACCGTCACCGCCGTTCTACCCGTTATGCAAAGCCCGACATGGAGCAACTTTGGCCTGTTGATGCGGTTGTGGAGCGTGGTGCTGCTGGGGAATATCGTCGGGACCGGGATTGCAGCCTGGGCGTTTGAATATATGCCCATTTTTGATGAAGAGACGCGCGATGCTTTTGTCAAAATTGGTATGGACGTAATGAAGAATACTCCGCTGGAGATGTTCTCCAACGCAATTATTTCCGGCTGGATCATCGCCACCATGGTGTGGATGTTTCCCTCTGCCGGCTCGGCGAAAATCGTGGTCATTATTCTGATGACCTGGCTGATTGCGCTGGCCGACACGACGCATATCGTGGTTGGCACCGTTGAAATTCTCTATCTGGTTTTCAACGGGACGATCCACTGGACGGAATTTTTCTGGCCATTCGCTCTGCCAACCCTGGCGGGAAATATCTGCGGCGGCACCTTTATATTTGCCCTGCTTAGCCATGCGCAAATCCGTAACGACATGTCAAATAAGCGCAAGGCCGAGGCCAAAGCGAAGGAACAGGAGTTGCAGGAAAGCCGGAAAGACGCAAAAAAATCAACCTGAATGGCGACTCTTTAAGCAGTCGGGCGGCCACGCGCTTAACGCAAAGTGTAAATGACGTTATACTCGTGCCGCCTCGTCCCCTTAGTTAAATGGACTAAGGGTTAATAAAATCAAACCAAATGATTTATATCATAATTTTATTAGATCAATTTCAATAACAGTACTCGTAACTGTACACAACGTTAAAGCTATTTATCATTTTAGGGTAAAACTTTTCACTTTTTAGTCGATACTGACTGTAGGTCGAACTCCTTAATAGGATTGAGAGCTAAGGCATAGTCCACTACTCTTTTAAGAGTGACAGATCGAAACAGAGTGGTACAATAGCGGCCTATTATTTAGAGCAATTTGATTGCTCGATAACAAAAAATATCTGTACTTCAATCCTTTAAAAGGGTTCTCATGGTTCCTAAGGCACAAACAAAATCAGTCGAAATCCACGAAAAACTTTGGGCTTACATCAATACCAAGACCATTGCCGGACAAGACGTTATTGATTCTGTTGAAAAAGAGATAGCCTCGTTCAAGGATGGAACTGAAAAGTCGTACCTTACTGCACTGATTTACGCTGCCAAGGGCGACTTTGATAGTGCTGTTAAGTGGTTCAATGAGGCTTTGAGTTCTGGAGACTCAACCATAGCACTCAACTATCTTGCTTATATTGGTTCACATGCTCATAACTATTTCCATAGACTAGAAATTTTTCGTCTCGAAAAGATAGTTTGTGTACCAACAATTAGACGCATTGCTAGAAATGCAGCCTATTGCATCGGAAACACAAAGTTAATCCGAAGCTATAGCTTAAAGCTATCAGCATTATGCGGCGATGAAGAGAAGCAGGAACTGAGGGATCAAGGTGAACGTATGATTTCAGTCGTAGATGAGTTTAAGCAGGCAACAACGCTCAGCTCTAGCCAGATTGAAGAACTCTGCGATGAAGCCGAAGATATCGCTAACAAATATGGTGTGAACTGTATTGGTGCTCATTACTTTGTCAGCGGTGAATCTGATAATGCTTACATTATTCGTGCGGAGACCGACGACTCCGAGCTTTTAGCTGAGCTTAATATAGAGCTGCTATGCCTGTTAGCTTCTGAAAAATATCGTAAGTTACCATTCACCTCATGGTTTACAAGTGACGTTGATCAGATGGAGATTCGCAATGTCAGTTAAAGGCCGAGACTTTTATGAATTTGCATTAAAATGCGTAGCGCAAGGTGATGAGATCAGCCTCAGAAATGCTGTAGGTAGAGCTTATTACGGTGTATATCATGACGTTTGCGAAAAGCTCCACAAGTGCCCCGCTCCCCCGACCCATCATGGAGTAAGCACTTACCTGATAGAGACTGCATGGCTCAAAGACTATGAGCCGTATGATAAAATGAAGCTAATTTCATTAGGCGTGCTTCTTCAAAACTTGCATGTGCAGCGAAAGTGGGCTGATTATACTCTTGATATGGATTATACCGCGGCTGATGCCAAGGCAACCATGATACTGGCGAGAAAAGGCATGGAAAAATCCAAAGCCATGTACGATGAAAAATTCCCATCAACACCGGAAGCATCAGTAAGCCTCTAAGAATCATTTTCGCTTAGTTTATATGCCAAACGTAATGTTTGGCATTTTAGATTTCATCTCTAGATTAAAGGGTTGTCATCTACATTAGCGCGATTGATAAAGAAAGTTACCCTTCCCAAAACCTCTACCTCCTCTTTTGCTTCACCTTCGATCGCCTCACCGTCACTCGTGATCAGCGCGTTACCCTGCAGTCTGGCGAACTGAGTCTGACCCTCACAGAGTATCAGCAGAATCTCATTCGCCGTTAATCTCACAACAGGCTCGATAATGGCGTAACCTTCTGCGGTTTCGATAATGCGGCTGTCAGGTGTTATGCAAATGCTGGCTGGAGATAAACGCTGCTCAATAAAATCCATTGCCGGTGATGGAAAGCCCATGTCACAGCCCTCCGTTCGGGTTGTAGAGCATGAACAGGCGGTTCTCTCCCTCGTTAGGTGAGATATCCTTGAAGGTGGTGACGTAGTGCTCGATCCACTTGTTGGCCTCGTGCAAAGACCAGTGCCAGTTGACCTTTGCCAGCTCGGCGACAAAGTCCTGCGTTGAAACCGTCTGGCGCCCACTGGCTTCGCGTTTTATTGCCGCCCTGAAAGCGCCTGGAATTTCGTATTTGCGTGCCACATCATTCCCTCCCAAAAAGAACTGTATACGTATACAGTAGTTTTTACGTAGAGCCAGATCAAGAGGGATTACACAAATAAGACCTCAACTTGGCCGCGAAGGCCATTCGAAACCGTCGATGATTGCGTCACTGCCTGATACAGCCTTAACGCTTCGCTTATACGCCATCCAATCTGAAAGAACAGCTTTACCATCATCGCTAAGTTCCCCCAGCATAAGCTCTGTTCTCATATCTGCAGTGTAATCGTCAGCATATGCGAGCAAGCTGGAGCGGATCTCTTCTGCGGCCCTTAATCGTTCCTCTTGCGTTGCCGGAGGAATATCTGACCATTCAAGCTTTCCATCAACAAAACCCCTGGTCTTTCCTGCAGGCGCAGTTGAGGTGAACTCCTGAAACTCCTGCTCGGTTACTTCAAAAGCATCCGCTGGCCATGTGCCTGCAGTTTCATAAGCATGGCGGATGGCATCATCAAGAAACCCATTCTGACTGGGGCTGTAGAATAAAGTCATGATTAGTACCCTATTGTTAAATAACGGCCACCGATGGTAGGACTGGTGCATCGGGCAGTGAATGAACCTCTTACGCCAGGAATAAGAGCGGTACCAAATGATGCAACAGCCGCAGCTGTTCCACCGATTGTGTAGCCAGAAACAGCGAAGGCATGAAGCAGAGCATTTGGATAAAGCAACGGAACATTAACCATTACTTCATTTGCAGAAATTGTAATGGGTCCCCACTGGATAATAATTCCGCCGGGAAGAGTTACGTATCCCGATCCGCCAACAGAGCCAATTAAGGTACTAAAGAAGCTCATGTCGGGGATTTGATTAACCCCATTTCCTACTTCACGTTTGGCGGCTTCTTTCAGGCCGAGATTTGAAAGTGCAGCCGCAATTGAGGCTGCGCCGTCGGACTTAATATCGGCAAATGGATTAGAACGACTCAGAAGCAACGCTTTCAACGCTGTCAGAAGTTGGTTGCG